GAATAACCGTGTCGGTTCGAGTCCGACCCTAGGCACCACATTATAATCCTCGTCCATTGGACGGGGATTTCTCTTTTATACTTTTCTATTAATAGAATCAATGCTTTATAGCTTAAAATTATCACTTTTCTACTCTCTTAACCTTATCCAGTATTGCAAGTTTTTTATTTTTATATATTTTTATGCACCAATTACGCCAGGCGGTTTAATTTATGGTGGTTTATATTCTTAAAAGGTGTGGAAAATGGCAACGGTTAGAAAGCGTGGCGAGAAATGACGTATCGAGATTTATCGAGATGGCATAAGAAAATCTAAAACCTGCTCTACAAAGTCAGAGGCTGTCTTATGGGGAGCGGAAGAAGAAAAGAAAATAGAACTACAGGCTAAAGGTCTGCAGCCTAAAACACTATTCTCTGATGTAATTAAGCGGTATCTAAATGAAATTACACCTACAAAACGAGGTGAAAAGCACGAATTCAACCGATTAACTAAGTTTTTACGCCACCCTATAACTGATAAATATATTTCAGATGTAACAAGGCAGGATTTAGAGTTTTGGATAAATGAAAGACTGGAAACTGTGAAAGGCGAAAGTGTTCGCAGAGAGCTATCCACTATCAGGCATATATTCAAGGTTGCACTGGAACGATGGGGATATATTCAATCCTCCCCGATGGTTGGATTGCAGCAGCCAAAAGCAAGCAAGCCGAGAACGCAAAGATTTACTCAAGAAGATATTGACGAAATAGTTAATATTAGCGGATATAACGAGAGCTTAAAAACAGCCAAAGCAAGAACTGGAGCTGCTCTATTGTTTGCGATTGAAACCGCAATGCGAGCTGGTGAGATATGCGGATTAACTTGGGATAATGTAAGCATAGGAAGAAAGACAGCTTATTTACCGATGACTAAAAACGGATCTTCTCGCACTGTTCCACTTTCCAAAAAACGCAGTAAGAATAATTGTTCAAATACCGCCTTATCAAGTGCCGAAAGTGCGGCTAAATCATCAGTATTTTTAGCATCAAATAAATTATTGCCTTATTCATCACAAAGTCGAGTAGCTAATGTTCTAGTTAATCGATTAGGATCGTAGATTTTTGATAGTTGCTCAGTGAGAGTTATTTCATCGTTGAAAGCTAATGTAATGCCCTACTCTTCAGCGATGCGAATTAACTCTTGTTGCTATCCATAAAGGGCTTGATTCATTTCACCAACAGTAATTTCACGTATGTAAAAGGTCTCGCCATTAATAATGATTGGAGTAATTTTAGGCTTATTGGTTAAAAGTTTTTCACGTAGATTCATTATTTATCACCTTTGTTTTTAATTGAATTAATAATATTTGGGAGTCGCCAAGCGATGATGAAACATACGCCTAACACTAAATAAGCTAAGGTCGTTTCCCATAATCCATATTGCATAGCTTGCTCCTTGAATAAAGGAAGAAAGTTAGTTATAATTTCCAATGAAGTTTATTCCTTTTAAGTATGGTTTAATTGGAATGAAAAACCCGAGGAGCGCTAACTCTTCGGGTTTGTTTTTTATAAAGTGCGGTCAAATTTCACCGTACTTTTCCCTATGCGGAAACCGGCAATAAATAATCGCGTTTTGATTTTTTAATCGTCACGCCCGATTCAAATTTACCTTTTACTTCACCACTGAAATTTGGTGAGGTTTGGATAAATCCTGTGCCGTAAAGAGAGCCTTGACCATTTTTCAATATCATCATCCAAGGGAAGGTTTCTTTCGCATAAAACTTCTTGCGCAAGTCAGCTTGCATTGCGGTACCTGGCGCATAGAAGAATGTTAGTTTAATTGAGCCATACTCAATCTCACCTGCTTCGGTTTCAGTACCTTCAGAACACATGGTTGTAATATCTTCTTCACCTAATGTGTCGCCATCACCCTCAATCTGTTTAATCGCACAGAAATTAGATGACCATTTCACGGTAGCCACTTTAGCTGTTGCGTAACTGGCTGGCGCATCTTGGCTTGTCCAATCTACTTCATCTGCAAGTGTAATTAAGTCATTGGTAACGGCTTTTACAGGATAATATCCATCAAGCGCACCTAAACCAGTTAGCTTAATAAAATCCCCTACTTTGGCACCATGCCCTGCTGATGTAATGGTTGCATTAGGTTTAACCGTTACGGCTGTGACTGCTTTGCCTTCGGTTAGACCAGTGCCTAAATAAAATTTAGTGCCTTGAAAAGGTGTTGTTTGTGTAGGCATATCTAGTCCTCATACTTAATTTGATATTTAAGGTTAGAAACGAACCAAGTACGATTTGTCGTATCTTGCTCGTATTCGTAGCTAATAAGAGTCATTTCGGAAATGTTTTCCGATAATTCATCATTAGATATAGCTACGCTTAATCGCTCTTTGATTTTGTCTGCAATATCATCTAATGCGTCGTCGCCTAAAGCAGTTTTCAGATAAATTGCGATGTTTAAGGCTGCGGTATATTCGTGATGACAGAGATCTACCTCTTCGCACGAAATCTCATCAAGAAAAACTGCAATAGCTGTTTTTTCTTGGTCAATATCAATAAATAAAGGGCGCCCAGAATAAATATTCTCAACACCCTTTATACTGCTTTTGAGCATATCCGACACTTGATGTCGAATCTTCTTATGAATTAGCATTTAATCCTCTATTTTTTAAAAATGTCACTCAACTCTCTTGTCAGTTCGACTTTGATCTGACTTGAATAATCTTTTAACTCATTATGGAAAGCCGTTGTTAATGGTCTAGATAACGGAATCTTAACAACATCAATTGAATACCGCTCTTTACCTTGTCGCTGCATAACGTGTTTACGACCATTTGCTAGAGTTTGAATAAAACCGCGTTGTATTTGATATTTGCCTATTCTGATTTGCCCTTTACTCGCTCGCACGGTTCGTCTAGGGTTCTCCAATAATCGAATTAACGGTAAATTTCTTCTATCAACTCGTATTTTTGCGACTGGTCGATTCGCTGTTGCTTTTTGGGATAATCGAGTTCGCTTGCGGATTAATTTAGCTGGCACATGAATCTCTTTGGATACATTTTTTGTTCCATTTTTGATTGCACTTCTCGCTACCTTATTAATCGCTTTTGCTGCCGCTTTAGGCGCGACTTGATTAGCCAGTTTTTGGATATTAGCTTGTAATGCTGCCATCCCTTCAATTTTCACCGCCATATTTACTCCAATTGCAGTACGATCTTCTTATCTTCAAAGCTAAACCCTCGCACAACATATTCCGCTGTTGAAGAAATAATGATATCTCCAAGTTTTGGCTTATATCCTGATGCTTTAAAAAGAGTGAGAGTACGCGTCGTGCCATTAATTAAGTAATCATCGGTGTAATTGCCACTCATTAGTTTTGGGCTTTCATCAAGCACAGCTTTGTATTTTTTGCCGTTGATAACATAGACGGACATCATCACATCTGATATGACTTTGTCCGCCTGTGCTAGTGCGTCATCAAACGGACTAAGCGTTGATCTTGACATCTACAGTGCCCATCGATGCGCCACTAGCATGCCAAGCAATACCTAAACGCTTGTTACTATCAGCGGTAATAGTTGCACCATCGGTTGCAGACCAGTAAACAATTGCGCCTTGTTTAATGTCATCTTCCGCTTTTGCTTTCACCGTAAACACACCTGTAGTTAAGCCAACGCCTGTTTCATTTTGTGCAACATCAGATACTGAGATTGCAGCAAGGTTTTCTAACATTACTACATCACCGCTTTTTACAGCAGCGGTAGCGGTAAAACGCACGGTGTTTCCGTCTTGTAAGTAATTTTTAGACATATTTAATGATCCTTTAATTGTGATAATAAAAAACCGCACTTCGATTAAAAGTACGGTCGTTATTTATGGGATGTTAAGTTACTTATTGGTCACTTTTACAATGCCTCGGTAATCAATCACGTTGACACCTGCATCAATGCGCACCTTGGTAGATACACCATCAACAGTGAAACCTTGTTGTTGCTCCATGTATGGCGTATCAATGCCGTCAAGATAAGAAACTTCAATTGCTTCTTTATTGATTAAGTACCAAGATTTTGGATCGGCAACTTGTAAACGTGCGGATTTAACTGTCGGCACAATGTCGCGGATTGGATTGATAATGCCAGAATTGATATCAGCCCCCTCCACACTTGCTGAACCTAGAACTTGTTTAGCACGAGTATAAAGTGAGGTTGGTAACAACATAAAATCAGGCTCAATTGCTAATGGTTCACCACGAGTATTGACAAAGCCATTCATCATTTGAATTGCTTTATCAATATTGGCTACATCTAATGCAGCATTATTAAATGAGTTTTTGTGCGAGCCATCAAATAATTTTTTGCCATCTTGTGCAATCGCGTTACCGGTTAATAACGCAAACACTAATTTAGCGATGGTTGCACGTGCGGCTTGCCCCATTTTTTCAGGAATTTTTGTCAACAAGTGCATATCGTCATTGATGATTGCTTGACGAGTAATGCTAAATAATTGTCCGTAAGTCGCTAATGCAACGCTAGCGCCCTCATCACCGATTGTGCCGTAGGTGTACTCTTCACCCTCACCGACTTGCGGTAAGTAACCAAAGTCACCTAATCCAACACGTTTAGCAGCGCGGAAGTCGGTTAATGTGCCGCGAGAGGTAAACTGATCAAAGTTTTCCGCTGCGGTTTCCCAACCTTTAAGCAAGGATTTGTGCGCCACATCAATTAAGATTTGACCAAAGTCAGAGCTCGAGTGTGTAAATGCCAAACCAACCATGCTCATTGCATTTTGACCCGATACACTAATACCACGATCGACCAATGACGCACGAGCAAGTTCGCGCAAGGTCATTGCGTTGTAGGCATTGTCTTTGGCGTCTGCTTTGTCTTTATCGATGCCTGCACGAGCTAACAAAGATTGTTTCACGCTGTCGCCAACGATATTACCATTTCCAGCATATGCGGTAGGCGCTGCACTTGGTGTTGTGCCTGCACCAAGTTTTGCTAATAATTTGTCTTTGGCTTGATCTGCGGTAATTGATAAATCACCTAAACACTCTACTAACAAATCATTGTGCGTAGTACCAAACGGCGCAAATACGGCTTTAATGTCGGCGTTACGTTTATTTAATTCAGCTTGCACTTGTGCGGTATTATCTACCGGAGCTGTTGGCGCTTGATTTACCGGTTCGGGTGGTGCTGGCTGTGC